TTGTTTCTTAAATCTGCGTAACATTCTATCGAATGGTTCCACATTTTTACTCTTTGGATGTTTCCTTGGTTTTACACTTGGCATAATATTCTCTTATAAAGTGTTAAGTCACCCCACGCCTTACAGCATCCCGTTCTTAACCGAGAGACCCGCTTTAGTTTGCCGTCTCCCTTACCCTTACTTGGTGCCCCCAATTTCATTCCACGGCCCAAGTGAGTTGTCGTCTGTATCACCATTTGGTCATTATATAACACGACAACCCCAAATCGAAATTAACTATCTGAAGCTAATTTCTTGAAGTAATCCATTGCATCGTCACCACTCTCACCGACTGATGCTTCTGCACTTTGGATTACGGGTTCATCTGCAACAGTCTCAGTGTTGACATTAGCCCAAGGCACTTCTTCTTGGTCTTCTGCAACTGATTCTGCTGTAGAATTACTCACTCCACCTGAGAGACCTAATACACGATCAAGTTTCTCTTTGAGTTCGTCATAAGACTTAAACTCGTTAGGTGATATAATTTCTGATAACGAATGTACCGAAGTATATATATCGTTCAGTTGATTTTCGTCATCAAAAAGTGGTGCAGCTTTATCAAACTCTGACTTGTCGTAGTTCCAATAACCATCGACTTTTCTGATTTTGATTTTGAAGTTTGCACCTTCTCCTCTCAAGTCAAAAGGATTGATTGCAGCTTCGTCCTCAAATGCTGGACTAATTGCTTCCTTCAACTGTTCGAAGATTTTTTTACCGTACTTGTAAAGGAATACTTTACCTTCGTTGTCGGGATTCTTAGGATCAGAAACAACATAGACATTAGAAACATAATGAAGTCTACGCTTCTGTTTCCTTGCAATCTCTTTGTTTGCTTCAATCCCAGTGTTCCATAACTGAGTATTGTATTCAGACACAGGGTCTTGTTTATTAAGAGTCGTTAAAGACTTCTCAATATACCATCCGCCTGGGCCTTGAAAACCGTGATCCCAATATGAGACCCATGGCATTTCTTCACCTTCGGGGGTAGGTAGGAATCGAATGATTGCAAACCCGTTACCACTCTTGTCGAGTTCAGGTTTCCAAAAACGATCATCGGAATAGGACTTTTTTTCTCCTTTAGAAGGAGAGGCAGATTCCATAGCTGCCCTTAGTTTATCTAAAGATGTTGACATTGTATTCTCCTTGTATTAACATCGTATTGCATTTTATTGCATCTTATTAAAGTCATGAAGTGAAGATTCACCTAATGACCATACACCTTTACTATTTTCATAGTAACTGAGTTCATTATATATGACTTTGTTGCATTTGTCTAGAGGGTTTCTGAAATAAACATTCACATCCTCAAACAACTCGTCTTCAAGTAATGATACAAACTGCATCTTTTGAATGTAGTTTACTGTATCATCCTTATTATATTTAGTCTTATAAAACTTTGTACCTTCGTAGACATTACTCGTACTGTCGATCTCAGGGTCTAGTGCATCAAACCCTATTAGTGTAATCTCTTTGTGTCCTTGATAAGCTGCATACCCTAATGCACTGATTCCACAAAAGGTGTTCTTGAGCTTGTCATAATTATACATAATAATGTTGTCGCCCAGAGGTATATTATAGCTAGTAAAGAATACCTCATTACCTTCCCCCTGAACTACAAAATGAGTGTCGGTCTCGGATCGATTATGTATTGCATTCGGATATCCCATCTTCAACCCATCCCATAGATCAATCTCCATAGGGTTCCAGTCTCCAACCGCGACCCGTCCTCTCTCAAAACATCCATCTACAACAGCTTGGTGTTGGACTGGAATGTCATGTACAAATAATATATCAGGGGTATAGTCACGATATATTCCATTACACCCATACCACTCACAACCGTAAGCTTCTAACTTCTGCATATCGAAGTCTAATCTGCTTGGGCCATTACCTATTATGTAGAGCATAGTTCAATTAGTTTGGTTTTGTATTGTCCTTGATTGTATGTTAGGAAAGCTTTGTATTTGTTTATCTTGTTATGTACTTCGGGATATACAACCTTCTCTTGTATGAGTCTTTCCCAGTCTTTTGTGAATCCGATTATCTCATCCATGATACAAAGTGTCTCTAAACTTATCTCTCTTCCTAGATATGCTTTCAATAGTCTAGGGTGTTGTCCTTTGTTTACCTTAAGTAAAGTGTCGATCTTATACTTTCTTACTTGATCCGATACTTCTGTCTCAAACATATAAGTTAGTTTTTGGTGTCTCTTCTTCCACTCCTTGTAGCGTTTGTCACACTCATTCTCTAGAAGTTCACCAGCCCATAGATCATATACAGATAGATTTGCAATGTAGAAATCTTGTAGGTCTTGTTTATACTTCTTGTAGAGTTTACCAAAATGATACTTATCTTTTCGTTTGAGGAAAGAGTTTATATCTGCTTTAACCTTACCGTTGTATCTGACAAAGTTATAGTCTTTAGAATAGAAGTGTAGCTTTATACCAAGATATAAAGTGTATGCATCATATCCTTCACGACTTGTCATTACTTAACTAACTGTATACCAGTAGTTGCTTCAGTATGAGCTTTCTTTACCCCTTCGTTAGTTGGGATAACATATACAACATTTAAGAATGTAACTGACTCAGGATTCTCTTCTCCTGTAACTGCAACACCATGTGCAAATCCCATACCCTTTTCTGTTTGAACAACCATTCGTGGTTTATTAAGAACCACAGTTGCATCTTCGAATGATTCGAGTACACCAACATACTCTCCACTAATTGTAACTACCGTTACGATATCACCTTTTTCCATTATTTTTTCTCCGTAAAGAATCCAGCCAATGTTGACTGACTTCTCGTTTCACGATTAATCATGTTGAGTTGTTCTGCTTCAGCTTGCAGCTTTTCTTTGAGAGGTGCAGATATTAATCTCTTTGCACTCTCAGGTTCAACCTTATTAACCTCACATATTTTTATTATTGCTGACATAACATCAGTATTACCTTTGCCAGATGCAATCAATCGTTCCACCTGTTCACTGAATTCCTTTCTTGTAATCATCATACCCCGTATAAGTTTGTGTATTGTTTTCTCAGTTGCCATAGATCATCTACATAATCTTTTGGATCACAGATAAACATTTGAAAAGCAGAAGAACCTTCTACACCAACAAGAGCCATACACTCTTCTATTTCATGTCCAGTTAGTTCTTCAACCATGATTGCATAGGCAGTCATTTGTATAAACCATGTTTCTGCCATGTATTCCTTTTTAGGTTTTGCACTTGATTTGAAATCAATGATAGATAATTTATTATCAAACATTCCGACACAATCCACTCTTCCAGCCATCTTAAGATTCTCTGAAAACAGTGGAGCCTCTAATGCAATTGGAACTATCTCATCAAGTACAGGTCTGACTGCACGAAACATTCCTTCCTGAATGATGTTATCAAACTCGATAAACTCTTTTTCTTTTCTGAGATAGTCTTCTATGTTTTGATGGAAAGATGTTCCTCGTTTTGCAGCTGATGTAGAAATCTTGTTTGCAGTTTCTTCACCTACTCGTTCTCTCCATAATTTAATTTGTTCTTTAGTCTTAAGACCAACGACTGTAGTGACACTAGGATAAGCTGCACCTTTACTATCGATGTAATATCTCTTTCCGTCTCTTGACTCTGTTTTAAGGTCTAAGGATTCTAGATCATGAAGGTCTAGTAGGGTAGTTCTCACTTTAGTCATAACTATATTTTACTTTCTTTTAGACTGTATGTCTACATGCTTTTTGATTGTTTGTACTGTCTTCTCTCTCTTGATATCTTTACTTCCATGTCTCTCATGGACAACTGAGCCTGGATGTGCATCACCAACTTTAGATAACACTTCTTTAAATCCATCATCAGTCTTAACACGATCACCGTGTCCACCTACAATATTAGGTGCAGATACTTGTTGTAGTAAATGGGGATTGTTCTTTTTAAATTCGTCAAGGTCTTTGTAAGACATAAAGTATTCTTTTATCTCACCTGTTTCCTTGTTTAGAAAATCGTAATTAGGCATATTGAAGCTCACTCATAAATTCAGGGACGGGTCTATCAGTCCACACTGCAAAATCTTTCTTGTAGACTGCATAGTATTTATGATACGCTTCTAAGCTTGATTCTGTCTTGACATCATCAGGCATTGCCTGTGGTGGTTGTCTCCATGTTCCTAGTTCCATATTTCTAGGAATCTCATTTAGTAAATCTCTGAGTTTTTCATCGGTCATGTGTATACGACCATAACGATATGTGTACTCATCACATAGTGCAACAAACATATCATACATAAATTGATATTGTATTGCATTCTCTCGAACCCATATTGCAGATGGGTGATTAATATGGGAGGCCTTGTACAAGACCCCTTCCATATTTGAATTGGGATGTTTCCATCTTTTGATCCTACGACCACCTAATGTTTGACTGATATATTCTTTACCATCCAACATTCTATGTGCAGTAGACAACATTTGAGCGTACTCAATAATCATCTTGCATACAT